TGGGTGAGGTAGAATGGAAGCGCAACATCCGATGAGGAAAGGAAAACGGAAAATGAAAAAGATGGCAAGTCTTATCAAGTTTTTCAAGGCATACGGTTATGACAACTATACGACTGATGGGTTCGATTTAGCACGTCGTGTAAGAATAAAGGGAACACGCATAGGAGTCATTATTTACGATGATGCTGTAGTACCTTATTATTATGCATTTGGAAAATATCATTGCGGATACGCTCGCTCGATTGATTTATACGATGAGCCTATTATGCTTTTGGCTAATGTTGAAATGATTTCACGCAAACTTGAAAAGCATTGTTTGAATGGAATCAAGACATATAAGGATATGTTTGAATTTCTTGAAATGGAAAACATCAAAAACGATAATGGCAAAATCAGCGGATATAACAAACATGATTGCGCCACTTTGATTCTTGACAAAAGCGATAGGAAAAACATCATGGCAACGTCTTATGGAATCATTAAAAAACCGGCTTTTTGCATAACTAAGTATGATGAGTCAGCGCATGCGTTTTATCTGAGAGTCATTGAGGCTTATGGTGATAAGGTGGTGATGTTTTGATGGCTTATATTATATGGTTTGCTGTAGGCATACAAATAGATGAAATCATAAGATTATACAAAGATTATTTTAAGGAGACATGGAAAAATGCATAAAACGCATTGGTTCTTCAATCAGCTTAAGAAAGAAGGCTATACATACAAGAAGAGTTTGGATGGTCTGACTTGTCATATCATGCTTGGAAAGTATATGCTGTTTTTAAGGAGAAGCTTTGCGCAGACCTCTTATATGGTTGCTGTTTGTTATCAGATAGATTTGGCAGAGGAAAAACTGCTCTGGTCTTACTCTAACAAGAGCAGCGATAGTTTTTATCGCTTTATCCTTGAGGCTTGCAAGGCTTTACGTAAGGACATCAGCTGAATTGTGAACGTTTTGTGAAGATAATGGGGTAGAGTTGAAGAAGGGTTGCGTATCTGCTAATATATAAGTATCAGCTAAAAAGAGAGGCTGATTAAGCGAAAGGAAAACGGAAATGGTAAAGCGCATGAGCTTTGGGGAGTTTTATAAGAACCTTGTAAAATGAGAAGCAAGAAGAAGGGCTTATGATGTTTTAAATATAATGAAAGTGTGGAACAATCATGAACAATACAGCTTTTACGGGACTCCTCAAAAGGGCTTCTAAAATGGAAATCAAGAACGTAATGGGCGATGATGTCACTTTAGGTTACGCAATTCAAAACCCCAACCAAATCCGCAAGGATGATAACACCACTCAGGTAAACGAGCTCCTTAAGGAGATTTGGGATGAATTGGAATTGAGGACCATCACCGAAGAGCCCATGACCCCTTATCAGCGGCAGCTCTTGAGCAGGGAGTAAAATAAGATTTGCCATCAGATGGGCTCGGCGGTAATCGGCGGGAGCCTATCAAACAAACAAATAAAGAAAGGAAGACATCATGTCTTATTTTAGCAAATTCAATCGCCGTGGCATTCCTTTCATGGATAACCGTGACCTGGGAAAAATGGAAGACCTTAACGGAAAAATCTTGCACATTGATGATTATGGGTGGCTCACTGATGATGAAGGCGAACAATACCCTGTCATCAGTTTTACCGAAGACAAGAAACATTTTTATTTCGGTGGCATGGCCCTCACTGATATGCTTTCCCAAGTGGATAAGGATGGCATGCGAGAAGAACTCAAGAACGTGTCCCTCAAGTTCTCTCAGCGCACATCCAAGAAGGCTCATCGTAAGTACATGGGATTTGATATCCTCGAAGAGGATTAATCATTATAATCCGTTTATAATTTAAAAACTTTGAGCTCTCCTAAAGTGCCTACTCATAGGAGAGCTCAATGCATATAAGGAGATTTTTTAAAATGATTGAAGGATACGATATCTCGGAATTTCAAAAAACTACGCCCGATAGTAGAGCGCTCATTATACGTGCGTATAACGGTTGGCGGGAAGACTACGAATTCGCAACCCATCTGCGGAATTACAAAGGTGACATGCTTGGTGTGTATACGTATATCACCGGTAAGGTTAGTGAAATTCGAGACTTTTATGATTTATGTGCGAGGCGTCTTGGCTCACGTCGTTTCGCACCCTGCTTGGATTGGGAGCAATCCTATAATAGCAAATGGGGTGATTTAGGGTATTTGGAATCTTGCATACAACAATGCATAAAATTATTCGGCCGCTCACCCATGATTTACGCCTCAAGCTCGGTTTATCCTTGGGCTTTAGCGGCGAAATACGACTGCCCGCAATGGGTGGCCTGCTCAATCCTCCCCAAAAAAGCTAATCCGACCGTGTGGCAATATAAATGGTCGCCCATTGATACCAATCGGTTTTATATTGAGCCAAGTAATTGGGATAAACTATGCGTGAACGTGAATAAGCCTCCAACGGTTGTAGACAGGGTGAAGGCCGCTTTCAGGTCCGATACGCTTGTAGACGTTTTTTACGCTCTCAGAGTAAAAGGAGAGTCGAAGTTTCTTCCGATGGTGAAAAACGCCAATGACCCGAAAGGGGATAATCCCAATAGTTACGCTGGATTACCCAATCATGCTCACGATATGCTTACAGTTAAACCAAGCAGAGGCAAGCTGGATTATCAGGTACATACTGTAAATGGAAATTGGCTGCCTTGGGTGTGCGATGGTAATCCTGCTGATTTGGTTAACGGTTGCGCTGGTTTGAATAATCTGTCTATTGACGGTGTGCGTTTGTATTATCATACAGCGCCAGGCGAATCCTTGAAACAAGCATGGTACCGTGTACAAACTAAGTGGCGTAAAGGATGGCTTGGTATATGCTGTGACGACGGTAAATCAGTCAAAGGCTACGTCGATGATTACGCCGGCTTTTACGGGGAGCCTATCGACCGTTTGCAAATCGTCATTGGCAGTTATAATCCCTATAGGTAAAAAGGACGTGAAAAACCATGGCTAGGGCTAAGCGCGAAAGCGATAAAGTTTATAATATGCGTCGGCGGCTCAAACGCCAGGCGCAAAGATTGTACAAGCAAATCAAACAAACCAATCTTAAAAGCGAGAAGTCGCTTTTGCGCTCAGCCGCCTCAAGCATGATGAGGGAGGCGCAAGGTCTAATGCTTAAAGGCAAGAGCAAAGCTCAGCAGGCCAAGGTGATAAGCAGTCTTGGCAAGCGTGAGCAGACTTTTCGTCGTCAGCGTGGTAAAACCGCTTCCAATACCGCTTTTTATCGCAATTTTAGCCGGGCTTTTAATGGTAATGGGGGTTTTGGGAAGCTGGTCGGTGGTGGCCGTGAAGGCTCGAGGATTTTCGCCATGATGTTTAACGCCGCATATCAATCCAAGATAGCTGAAGCGGGGTCGCTTGAGGAAATGAGTCGCCGAGAAGGCAAATCGCTTGCTCAAATGGCTTATGATTTGAGTCAAAACGAGACTTTTCAAAATGCCTTCCAAGACGCTCTCGATGAGGCCTATAATGCTATGTCCGAATCGTCCCATTTGCGAGGGTCTATGGATTGGATTACCAGTCCAATTATTGAGGTGCCTTTGGCTCGAGTCGGAAATATAATGAGTATATAAGTATATAAGTATAAAGGAATTCACGTATGAGTAGGCAGCCAAAAATTAAGCACCGTGTTGTTGGTTTTTACGACACGGAAACCACTACGCTTAACAGCGGTTCTGATTCAATCGCCTACCCTTTCTTGTATATTTATAATGACCTGAGCAGTCTTAAAACCTATTGGTATTACGAGCCCGATTGTCCGCAAGAACATGTATCCTATCTGCGTTCGTCAAAGGAGATGATAGCGAGGATAGAGGAAACGATAAGACAAGGCCTCATGAATGGTTACGTGCCTATCATCGCTGCCTATAATCTCATGTTTGACATGCAAAGCATTATGCATGAGCTCCGCAGAAAATACGATATGAAAGTAGCGGCTCAAAGCTCTACAACCGTTTATTATCTAGACTTGTATAAGGATGAGCGCAAGGTCTGCCGTTTCTGGGACATGTATAATCTTGAGCTTAACGGTTTAGCGGCCATGGGCAGGACCGCCGGCGTCGCCAAAGCCGTAGGCGATTGGGATTATAGCTTAGTGAGGACCAAAGAAACGCCACTCACTGATAAGGAGCTTGGGTACGCCAAGCGTGATGTGCAAGTAATGCCCGCTTACCTTAAATATCTCTTGCAAGCGCATGATTATATTTCCGATGACGATTTAGGCGTCAGCTTGTTGACCAAGACATCCGTGGTGAGGCTCATGGCAAAACGTCGCATAGGCGTGCTCAAGCAGGGCAGGACCCGGCTTAAGGATATCATGAGCGCCCTCGCCCGTAAAGAACAGCCGAAAACGTATGAAAGCTATGCGCTGCGGCACGCTTGCTTTCGGGGTGGTTTGACCTTTACGGCCGCCAATTACGCCATGAAGGATATGCATGACGTCATCAGTTTGGATGTCACTTCCATGCATCACACTTTCATTTCCGGCCGTTTCATCCCTGTGGATTTCCATCCTATACATGATGTGGATAAATATGCGAAACTTGTTGAAGAGCAAGCCAACTACAGCAAAGAAAGGGTGCTTGCCACGTATCATAAGCCTTTCAACTTGGCGTATCACGCAAGTATCAGACTGACTGGCTTGAGACTCCGTAATCCATTCAAAGCATGGGGAATCGCCACTTTGGCCCGTGGCAAGTTCGAACAATCCGGCCATAAGGACGTTGTTGAGGCGGGTTTTAACGCTTTGACGACGATGGGTGACGACGCCGTTAAACAGGCTGGTTGGCTGGATAAGTATACGCGTGGGACTATGGCGTTCGGAAAACTCATGAGCGCTGAAACGGTGGTTGTGCATGTGAATGAAATCGAGGCATGGGTGTTGGCGCATGTTTATGATTATGATAGTATGGAAATCCTGGAAATGGAAGCGACTACGAGATTTCAGCGGCCGCCCGCCTACGTGGCTTTGCAATCCCAGACGCTTTTCAAAATGAAGCAGGTATTCAAACATTTGAATAATAATTACCATGAGGGCGAAGCGTGGGAAGAGCCGATAAGCGGGCTTGTGCCCCAAGGCATAGCCGACGCTCTGCGGCGGGGCGCTTTAAGCAATCAGTTCCTGCAATCCTATTACAATTCGACGGTCAAAGGCAGCTTTAATGGGATTTACGGCACTCAAGCGCAGGATGAGTACAAACCTGAGTATTTCGTCGATGAAGACGGGGAAATCATGGTCGATGAATCGTCGAAGACCACGGCGGAAAATTATGCGAAGAAGCGCAAGAAGCATAGTCTCGTGCTTTACACGTATGGGCAACGCATTGTCGCTGGCTCCCGCATGCATTTGGTCATCGCTCTTTTGCTGATAGCTGATAAAACGCCGAAGGGGAAGCCTACCGGTGGCGATACGGATAGCGTCAAGCTGGCTCTCGAAGGGGAGACGATTGAAAACGTCATGCAAGCAATCGAACCGTTGCGTGAAGCGGCGCATAAGGCTTTTCAAGTGGCTTGTGAAAAATATTATCATCTGTTTCCGGATTATTCATCCGATTTGAAGGATGTCGGTGGCTTTGATTGTGAAAACCCTACCCCTTATCCACATCATACGGAGCTTTGGAATAAGGCGAGAATCTCTTGGGACGGCAAACGGGCTCACGTGACCATGGCGGGGCTCTCCCGGCCTGAGGGATTGCCGACCATGGAAGACGCCTTGACCAACATGTATCACGCTACAGGCGATTGGTTGGAAACCGTGTATACGCTCTGTGGCTATGAGGCGCACGTGGGATACTCCTTATCATATAGCCTTGAGCATAAAAAACCGAAATACTCCGATATGATATTATCTTTCGTAAAGGATTACACGGGTCATGAGTATCTGGTGAGCGAGTATCAAGCGGTCGCCCTTTACAAGCAGGAGAGGGTGCTGGGCGGCATGGTATCAAGCGTCAATCAGGAATCCTACGCTTACATCAAGAGCCGTGTGGATTATGATTTTACGCCAAGGAGTATAATAAGAGACGGAAAACTCGTGATAATTAACGATTATTTGAGCGGGGTGCGCTTGTATGAATTTGAAATATTATGACTGGCAGAGCATATTTTCTTATGACGCTCCCATCACCATGGTGGTAGGGGCCCGTGGCATGGGCAAAACCTTCGGCTTGCGTTTGGCTCTTTTCCGAAAGTGGGTGAAGACAGGGGCGACGTGGGTCGAAGTCTGCCGGTCAAAGGCGGATATCAGCGCCATCAGGGAAGGTTATTTTTCCAAGTTGCCTGAGGCTTACCCGCATATAGCGGATTATCAGCAGAGCGTCAAGAATGATTGCTTATACTTTCGTCTGGATAAGAATCAGGAGTGGAAGCCGATAGTCTATTTCACGTCACTCAACAGCATGCGTGTGGCTAAGCAAATGACCTTTTACAAGGTGAAGAGCGTGGTCATGGATGAAGCCATCATAGACCGTTCCCTGGATAAGACAAGCCGATATCATAAAGCCGAATGGGACGTCCTCGCCAACCTGGTACAGACCGTGACCCGACAGACGACGCTTGACGACCCTCCTAAGCTATACTTGATGGCTAACGCCGTCGATTTCAACAACCCGTATTTTTATAAAATAGGCTTAAAAAACCCACCATCCTACGGTAGGCACTGGTACATGCATAAATCGTTTCTGCTGGATTTCGTCAAACCTTCCGATGATTACAAAACATTCACAAACAAAACCCTCGCAGGTATCATGCTTGAAGGCAGCGAGGCGGCGAAACGTAACATTTCCAACGATTTCCGTGTAGACGACTCGTATCTCATCAAATCCAAACCTAAAGGCTTGTCGTATATGTACACGCTGAAATACGATAATATGCTGTTCCACATTTATCAGGATAGCGATGATGACATTTACATAACGGATGAATATAAGCTGAAGCACCGACAGTACGTGTATACTTTGCATTCACAAGGGAAAGGCGCTCACATGGTCACGATAAAAAAAGCCAGTCCGATGATTAAAAATATCATCGAACTGACTGCGTATAATCAGGCTTGGTTTTCCAGCCCTGCGGTGCGGGAAGCGTTCTACGCCGCCTGCGATCGCATTGGATACCGCTAAATATCAACCGTGATGACCCTATACGTCAAACGCTTATAAGCGTGTGTTCTGGCTCCTTTGACTTTGAAATCAATATGCACAATATGATTGTTGTTGGCGTCGGCGGAATGAATGACGGACGTTTCAATACCGTTTATAAGATAAACGGCCTCGTTCTCCGTGAACACCTGAACAGGGGTCGCAGCGACGAAGATTTCGTCGTTCCTGATTGTCGTTTCCGCAGAAAAAACGGCGGTATCATTATCCACTGAAAATGTCGAAGTGGAATTTTCGGTGTTATGAATTTGCCTTTGGTTAACGGCGCTTACCATGTACTCGTATCCGTTCGGCTTTTTCGTGCGGCTTACGCTGATGTCTGCGCCCGCTTTGATATCAATGATTTTGTCGGTGTCTTCCGTCTTGCTGATGTCATAGGTGCGGCCATTGACGGGGTCGTCCGTGTGGGTGACGACGATTCCATGGCTGCCGGTGATGTCAACAAGGTTCACGCCTTGATGCGTCGAGCTGACAGTCACATGCATGCCGGTTTTTTGGTCGCCCGCTTCCTGGATTTTGATTCCTGGCCCGGCGATGACCTGGTCAACGCCCACGTTCACGCCGTCAATGTCATGTTTCAGCTGGTCGGCCCGGCCGTTAAGCGCATTGACGTCCTCTTCCAGCTTCGCCACCGCAGGCTCATAATCAGTGGATACGGTGTAATCGTGGCCTCCCTCGGCGTTTCGGACGTCTGCGACTTTCACGTGCCCACTGCCTAAGACATGACTGTGGCTATACGCTTCCCCGGCTTTGGCCAATGGTTCCAGCGTCTGAATCGCCTGGGCGTTGGTGGTCTCGGCTTTGGTGGCCCTTGCGGTCTCGGCGGTCAATCCTTGGGCGTTGGCCGTCTCGGCGGCCCGGGCGGTGTCCGCTTCGTTCTCGATGGCCTTGCGATTGGCCGCCTCGGCGTTTCGAGCGGTCGCCTTCTCAGTCTCGATGTCTTGGTGATTGGCGGTTTCGGCGGCTCTGGCCCGGTCGGCTTCAGCCACCAGGTCCTTGTTGGTCTGATGGATTTTTTCGGCATTGACGTTTTCGGCGATTTGGGCACGGGCGGTCTCGGCTTTGATGGCCTCCTGATTGGTGGTCTCAGCTTTGACGGCCCTCGCTTTTTCGGCGACGAGGTCGTCGGTCAGGACCTTTTCCGCTTGCTTGGCACGGGCGATTTCCGCCGCAAGCCCGTCGCTGATGGTCTTTTCAGCCTGCTTGGCCCTTTCGATTTCCGCCTTAAGGCGGTCGTCAATATCCTTTTCAGCCGCTTTGGCACGGGCGATTTCAGCGTTAAGATTATCCGTCAGGACCTTTTCCGCCTGCTTGGCCCTGGCGATTTCAGCGGTCAAATCCTCCCTGAGCTTATCCGTGATTTCCTGGAAATGCTTGTACAGGTACAAGTGTGCGGCGTTGTCTTGCTGCCCTTGATATGTAAGGTACGCTTGCAGGCGGCCGATTTCCTTGCAAATCTGATAAATCCTCTGTTCGGCTGAATAAACATTCCAGTAAAATTGGGGGATTGAGGGGGACTGCCACACCCATGCGGGGAAAAGCGTGTAGATGTTGAGGTCTTCGGGGGCTTGGATTGCGCCAATCATGGGCACCTTCGGCTCGATATCGGGGGTGCGGTTGTAATCAGGCGGATACATGGGTTCACTCATATTTCATACTCCTTTATATATGCGTGTACTCTTATAGTCTACAGGACGCCCGGAACAGTCGGCGTCATGAAAGAACTGAAGAAACGCTCAGCGTAATTGACCATGTAAAGGTCCACATCCTCAAAAGATTTCGCCATTTCAAGGGCTTGCATGATTCCCAGCCTCGTTCTGTCCTCATGCTGATGGTCATGCGCCGAACTGGCGTAATCCTCATCGGCGCTCTTGAGCTGCGTGGCGGGGAAATCGGAATCTACATCACGGCTCTTCCCATAAACGTTGCCGCCATCAAGAACATCATGGTTCTTATCAAGAGCGGCGTACATAAGATTGCAATAAGGGGAGATTTCATTCATGCCACGCTTGAATTCCAACATCCACTGACCGGGAGGCGTGACGCCGATTTCCCGATAAAAATAATGGTCTTGGATTTTTCCGATGACACGCCAATACTGCTGGATATCATAGTACTGCCATGTCGTGCGGGTCTCGCCCCATACGATGACGCCGCCCCTGAGCAACTCGCCTAATTGTATGCTTTCCGACGCATGAAAATCCTCGAACGGCGTATAATACGATTGAGCGTCCCACACCCCATTAGGGTCGTTCAAGCGGCTGTCATGCGGCCTGAACAGATAGTCAGGCGGATATTCACTCGCTGTCATTCTTATAATCCTCCTGTTGCGTCAAATCGTTCAATAGATTATAGTTATGCGTCATCTCATCATTCCTTTCCACAACCTTCACGTCAAGACCGAAGAGCTTGTTAAGCCGTTTCGCCGCCTGACGCCTTGTAATCAGGCCATTCATGCTGGCGAGTTGGGTGGGGTGGGATTGGTCCTCGATTTCATCCGCCACCTGCCTTTCCGCTTTGAACGGCAGATTTTTTATGCCAAGCATAGTATAGATGTTATTCCATTGATTACGCCACGCCGCCTCAAGCTCCTCCCCGATATAAGGCTGCTTCACATCGAGAACATCGACTTTGATAAGATTTATGCTATCGTTGGCGATGATGGCCGGCTCACCCGTCGCAATCATACGGTAGAGATTCAGCATATCCTGCTTTTTTTCCTGAGGGCCCGTGATGATATAGGGCACCTTTTGATGTAAACGGTTTATTTGCATGGTCTGCTGGATATCCAGCAATTCCCGTGCTTGCAATTCAATCCAATTCGTTATATTTATACGCAAAAGGTTATCGAAAATGAAAACACCGGTCGTCACGTCGGCATGGAATCTATGCCGCTGATTGGATAGACATTGCCATCGCACGGGATTGTCATTGATATCCAAGATTCCCTGATAAGCGCACTGGGTCGCATAAAACCTATCACGCTTCCGAGGTTTGGCGATACTCGCCTGCCCCTGATACAGGAGGGTGGTTTCAAGATACCTCTGGTCGATGTTATCAGGCAGCCCAATCCAACGATAGCGGCTTATCGCAAGGGCTTTGATTTGCTCCCTGTACTGGATGAGCAACCGGTTCTGATAGTCGGCCGTCTGCCAATAAAGCGGTTCGCCCGGTTTGATTTCATGAAGATACTTGCTCATAATCATTCACCTTCAATAGGTTTTATCAGCGCTTCCATCTGAGCGTCGGTCGCAGGGACGGGCGGAACATTCATCACCATGTCTTCAAGAATATACACATCCTCCTTGAGCGACTGACAGAACTTCTTATATTCCTCATTCGCCTTGGCCGCCAGCTGACTGGATTCCTCAGCCTCCCGTCGCATTTGGGCGACCCCGATTTTATGCGCCCATTCGGATAATTTACGGCTTGCGTAGATTTCCCCGTATGATTGCACATCCGACCACGTGTATTTTTTCTCATCGTCGTGCGGGTCGCTGGGGTCACCGTTCGGCATGTCCTTTTCAGCGTCAACCACCGTATATTCATCGGTTGTCATAGATATTCACCTTTCCGATATTGTCAGGCTCTGCCCATACAGTCAGGCCTGCTTTCATTTTACCTCTCGCCTCATCCATTACGGACTGGCTTACCTGCTCAGGACCAGTCAAATCGACTTGCGCCATTTTCCAATATGTGTAATCACTCATAATCTGCCAACCACTTTCATTGATATACGTGTCCCACTTATAACCGTAGCGGGCGAATTCCGTGGCGACACGCCTCACCTGGCCTTTAGTCCCGGTCTTATAGTAGATCCTCACGCCACGCATACCCGTCACGTCAGGGGTGGGGTCGCCCGACTGCGACCCGTACATGACCGGGGCAAGGTTAGCGGCGTTCGCCGCCTCGTATCTGCGTTTCAGCGGGGCGTTTTCCAAGTCAAGCTTGGCGTTATCCATGGTGGCGGCACGACTATACGCCGCATTGGATATGGTCACGTTCGTGCTATCGTCGGTATTATGCACGACGTTTCCATGCACACGGTCTATATTGGCGATTCCCGTAGCGTAATTGCGCTCAGCTATCACCTTGGCGTTGGCATAAGAGACGTTCGCATTGGCGTCGCCGGCGGATTTCGTGGCAGCGGCGTTGGAATCTCCAGTCGCTTTGCTACGTTGGGCGTTCGCCACGCTGGTGTTATACGTGCGGGCGGCGTTTCCATCCCCGGTGGCCCGGGCGGCGTCGGCGTTCGCTTGGCCTGTCTTACGATTATTATCCGTCACCTTGCTGGCAAGATTCGTGTGGATATCCACATTTCCTTCCGATAACTTATTAGCGTTGCCTGTCACGTTATCATTGTTATTTTTAGACGCGGCGGCCACCGCACGGTTATATACTTGCTGGACGATGGTTTGTTCGCTGTTGATGAGTTTTTGTGCCTCTTTTATTTTATTATTATCGCCGACGGCGATGGCGTTTCCGGTCATTCCAAAGGCGGCGTTGGTTAAACCGCCTACAATGTTTAATCCGGCGCTTGCGGCGGCGTTCTTCCCGCCACCCGCCACAGAGCCAGCAGCCGAAAGAAATCCATTAACGACGGAATGCCCAGCGGCGATAACCGCCTGATGAGTGGCGGCCCCATTCTTGAGGTCTTGCATTTGGTCCATGCCAAGATTAGAGTTGTTGAGAGCGGCGTCGCTGGCTGTAATCGACGCATTCATATTAGCGTCCGTAAGAGATTTTGACAACACGTTGCTCTGATTATTCGAATTCACGTACAGTTCATTGGATTTTTTAGACGCCTTGTTCTGCTCATTGGTGTTATCCACAGAATTTTGCAAAGCACGATATGAGTTCGCCTGAGCGGTTGCGTTCGACGCAAAAGCGTTCTGTTCGGCTGTATATGCGCTAGCTGCCGCATTATTATACGCCGTTTGATTCGACCTGAGCGCATTGCCATACGCCGTGGTGTTGCTCCTCAAAGCGTTGCCATTGGCCGTGCGAGCCGAATCCAAAGCATTGTTGCGGGCGTCCTCGGTCGTCCTATGCCCGTTTCCCTGGGTCGTATCATTCGTGCGAAGCGTATTCGCCTTGTTGACGTTGGCTGCGTCCTTGGCGTTTTCGTATCCCGTATTATCCGACCTAATGGTTTTGTGATACGTGGCCAAAGCCTCTATACGGTCCCATGCATACATACTATTCATCGCCCACACACGGGAGCCAGTCACCGCCACCGCATACGCTGGCACGTCAAAACCAAAAGACTGTAGTTCAAAATCGACGCCTGGAAGAATATTATCCAATTTTCGGCCATCCAGATTAACCACGGATACATGGGAATCCGTTAAAACGCTGGCGTAACCGGAAAGCCACGCCTGCATTTTCATAACCGGATAAGAGGAAATGAAACGTCTTTGAAGTTTCAAATCGCCGCAGGATTCCAGTTTGACCGGCACTTCATGCCCCTGGTCATCACGCATAATCATAAGCGCATATTGCGAAGTATACAGTTTAGTATATTTACGATACTCCTCAGGATAACCAAAATCCTCAGGTTTCGGCCGAATAGGCAATCCGTCCAAATCATAGACCGGCTCGCATACGACGAGGTCGAAACCAAGCCAATCAATGTGAGTCTCCCGCCGAGACCCGACAAAACCTCCGGGACACACCATGACGCCAACGCACGTCTGTAAGACATGACTGGCTTTGCTTGCGAGAGCATGCATAAAATCACGGGCTTTTGGCCCTTTCACGGCATAAACATACACTCCCGCCCCATTAAGGCCATCCAGGTTAGGACCAGTCAAGGCCTCTGTCCTGGCATGCGAAAAATCACCGTGAGTGAGATTCCATTCATAACCCCGAACGCCATATTGAAAACCAAAACGGTCTGCTGTATTATAATACATGGGATTAGTATAGGAACCTCCCGGCGAATCAATGGCTTCCCCCATGACTTTGAGCGTGTCCGGGTCAGCACGCAAACCGATAAGCAACCACGGCTCCCCGTCACCGTAAGGCAAAAAGGTTTGGGTCTTGACGGTTTGAGGGGTGATGGGATACACGTCGTCGTCACATAAACTTTCATTATGCTGTATAGGATTGCTGAAAAACTCATCGGTCGTCGTCTGTTTGACGGCGTAATGCCCCCGGTCAAGCTGGCCTTGAATCCTCAGATATCGCATGAAAGTCCCCATGATATCAAGGCGTAAAGTCAAAGCGGACACCGATGGGGTGATTTGTTGGAAATCATCAATGAAAAACCCGTAGGAATATGCGCTGACCCCTTTATGCTCATCCACTGGTGGCGTATCATAGTCAATGAGGATATAATTATAATCGTATAAAGTAGTGGCTGGAATGGGTACCTTGATTTGATTCTTATTCAGATAATAGTATGTTTCCAGTCTCAGCTTCTTGGATTCGTGCTCTGCGAACCACTTAGAACGCTTAGCGTCAGTGGAAAAGTCAGGCACGTTGCGCTGGTCATCCCAAGGCACCCTGTATAAGCGTATGACAGACCCCGGTTTCCAACGATTATAATCATACTTATTGTAATCTTTGCTTACATCCCCGTCGCTTGGCAGCTTCGGAAAATCGTAGGTCATGTATTCAAATTCGCTCATAAATAAAGCCTATCACAGTCGGGAGAGAAAGCGGACAAGACACCCGGCTATGATAGGCAGCTAACTCATGACGTAGCCTCAATCATCAGGCTACGGTTTTACATTATCATTATTTTCCTTATCTGTCAAATCAAAAAACTTAGCGATATGAGATTCCCTGAGCTCAGGATTCATTTCGCAGCAGTTTTCGAAAATCGACATGATTTCAGACATAATGATGAACGCCACAACCGTGGTGATAAGGGGGAAATCAATTCTCACCCCTGTATAAGACTGCCCAAGTTCAATCATATATGATAGCACAAGTATGATAATATATGCGAATTTATGCATAAAGCCTTTACGCATTTTGCCACTGGAAAGGTTACCTAAGATAATTGCTTTTATCAATCCTGAAGCAACATCCAGGATGATGAACATGAAAACCGCAAGGCCTTCGCCTACATAAATATTCAAAATATCTCCTTACAATAAAAGGAAGGGCGTATGAAACACCCTTCCTTGGTGAACAATGAAACCTACTTGATGGTGATTTCCTTGGAAGCAGTGAAACTCTTAGTGTCCCCACCGGGGTTCACATAAGTGCTTTCAGCTTTCAGCGTAATCACATCGCCAGTCTGAAGACCGGACTTTTGGATATGAAGATGTCCAAGCCTGTCAATGTAAGTACGACTGTTGAGGTCGAAGGAAGCGCCTTGACGGTTTGCGCTGAGAGTGAAAACAGCGCTGTCGGGTTTGACAGGGATTTTCACATCATTGGTCTTGCCAGTCAAATCAAGGAAAATTTCAATGGTATCACCCATACTAGCGTTTTCGGCGCTCAAAGTCATCACGAGGTTTTCAGGCTCAATCGTAACAGTGGACACATCCGTACCCAGTTCAGTTGTAAAGCAGACAGCCGGCACGAATGGACTCACGGAATTAATGGACCAATGATGTAACCAATAAGTTGTGGAAAGCGTCTCAGGATTATAGAAACTCGTGGTTCTGTATACCTTATCACGAAGAATCAGGAAATCCTTGGTGGTCAGCAGAGCGAACATGCCTTTGACCGGAAATTCCCTCACGGTAATGATTCGAGCGGTCGTTTCCGCCTTATCCAAATGGAAAAGCGGAGCCAAGCCCTCGACGTTCATATAGGCTTTCGCTTCAGGCGTAATAAAAAGCACCAGTTCTTCCGGTTTTGCGAACACCGGCACATGAGCCGTGTTATAAAGTTGAGAAGGAAACTTAAGGATATCCGAATAACTTTGCACCTTGGCAAGGAACTTACGGGAAGAATCCTCATCATCAGGAACCTTATCGAAGTGCTCTTTGAAAAATCCCCATTGCTTCTCGTAAAATGCAAAGAGCTGCATAACAATGTTATAAGTGTCATAATTATCAGAATTATAAGGCACCTGCATGATACCATTAATCCACTGATTAAGGCCATACTGCTCGCTGAAAGCCATGGATGACTCATCATCATTCACAGAAATAGGATAACGGTCCTCACGATTCACGGTGTGATACCAAACAGCGGCTTCAGGACGCTCTAATCGAAGGAGAGTTTCGGAAGCGTCATCATAGGAGTGGGCTTTAATCCACTTCGGGGCGATTTCCTGAATCGTGTTGCCATAAGTAACATTCTGCCCTTGAAATTCCTTGAAAGGATGCTCATAAACATTAGAGCGGATAACAGTCTCACCCACACGATTAATGAGCGTATCAACAAATTCATTATAGAACTTCCGGTTCAAGGGATTGCGAAGAAACTTAATGGTTTCAGCGATTCCCCTCTGAGTAGGCTCAGGTACCCTCTGCTGAAAATCATTGGAACCTTGCAGCCATGCCTTCTTAAGAATGGTATTATTATTCACTGCCATTTTGTATTATTCTCCTTACTTATCAATCAAGATTGTAATCAAGGTCTTCCAACTCATCCAGAGCTTCTTCGGCTCCTTCTTCACCTGCTTCAGCGGCCTGTTCACCGACGCTATCGGTGACGGGTGCGAGCTTATCGACCAATTCAAGCAAATTCGTCACTTGGTTAGTAAGCTGGGTAAGCATTTCCAGCATTTTCTGATAAGAGGCTTCAAGGTCGAAACTTGATTTCTCCTCTTCCGGCTCCCCAGAAACTGGCTCTTCAGAAGAAACCTTCTGCGCCAGCTCCTCTTGAATACCGTCCTTCGAAGTATTCTCATCCATATGCATACGCTCCTTATATAAATAAGCGTCAAACCCCTTTGGATTGACACTTATAATTATATACTAAGCATATGATTTTATCATTCTCTTATTTTTAAAAACAAGAGCGCCCATACCATGCAAAGGCTGAGCGCTCTCGAATCCAGCGTTATAGACGTTTACATCTAACCCAAAAACGGGAATTTATCAGGTTCCATAGGCTTGAAGTCGTAGTCGTGCTCAACACACGTGATAGTACTAGGACCTACGTTAGGATTCATGATGTGAACCTCAATTGCGCTTCCATCATTATGGCTCCCACCGTAGACAAAAGCCAGAATCGTGCCTACAATGACAATGATGAACATAACCGCTATAATCAGCCACCCATACCAATCCATTTTCCGTTTTCCTTTCCTCATCGGATGTTGCGCTTCCATTCTACCTCACCCACGCAGCCCACGCAACCACACACCCATACCCTCACAC